AACCACCAGCACCGCCAGGGTTTTGCCGATGCCTGCACGCTGTTGCTGAATCCAGATCGTGACTGTGTCTTCATGGGTCTCGTGCTGGACATACTTAGCAAGGTCTGTGGCCGCGAGTTCTTGCAATGGCCGGTGTTGCCCCATCGCTTTCTGCACCGGACCGCCGCTGTCGAAGGCGTATTCGATTGCCTCGACCAGCGTCGGGGTACCCGAGATGGGGCGACGGGTCACTCCGCGTCTCCGTTGGCGATGAGCTTGCGCAGATACTCAAAGTCGAAGCTGTACTTCCGGATGTCGGCGGACTGCCACTCCTGGAAACAAGCTTTCAACTCCGAGTTATCCGCGTTCTCAAAGGTCACCCCCTTATCCGGCTCGACGATCATGGTGCAATCGTTGACCCAGTCATAGCCGTGCTGACGGCGCACAAGATAGCGCATCGTGCAGTAGCCACCACAGCCGCGCGCTGCCATGCCGCCGATCACCGGATCGAACATGTATTTGTCGTGCCATGCCCATAGGAACAGACCGACGCCTGCGCGTGTGGTGTGATGCAACTCCATGCGATGGCGGAGCACGGTGCCTGCCGGAATGAATGACACCGATTGCAGGTTCTGTTCACTCACATCCTTCTGGCCTGCGGCACGCATGGCTGGGATGACCACGGTTTCGAGATGATGTTGAGCGTCGGCGACGGTCTTGAAATCTTCGCCGGTCTCGCGCTTCAGGATATCTTTGGCCTCAGTGAGGTTGGTCATGTCGCGAGTGGTGAGTTGTTCGCGCTTGCTTTGCTTGCGATCGAGGCGCCCCCACGTCTTGATCGCATTGGCGATTTGTGAGCGACGACGATTCGCTTTGGCGTCATCCATCATGGTTTCGCTTCGGCATTGAAGTGTATTCGACGATACACTTCTTCATCGGAAACCATGAAGCCGCACAGGAACGTGCCGCGCATCATCAACGGATCGCCCATACCGAACACATCGAGTTGCGGGTTCTTTTCGCGGATCTTCTGGATTTGCAGTGGCGTCAGGTGGGCACTGTCATCCGATCCTTTGACGCCGCCGATCATCAGCACACGCGCAGTTTCACTGGTGAAAGCGATGCTGCCGTCGTTATGCTGTTGTCGCTGTTTGCGCAGGATGTTCTTGGCGGCATAGCGCCGCAGTCCGCCGCGCACGCTGGTGCCGGTCACCATGTAGTGTTTGGTGCCATTCATGATGATCATCGGCGGTTCGCTTTTATCGCCGCGATCTGGAAATGACAAGTGGATCGGAGCCGTGGGGATCACCTCTCCGTCGAAGGCGAAACGCAAGGTGTCATCAGCGGGATTCATGCGTTCCTGGTTCAATGTCGCGTCTCCTTTGGCGCCCGGTTGCTGGTTCATCGTTCCCCCACTGGCTTATAGATGATGAAGCCGAGGCCGAATGCCTTGGGATTGGCTTTCGGGATACTGGCCAACACCTCTTCGAACAGCGGCGCATTGACGACGCGCGCCGTGCCGCGAAACCGCGAGGCACTCATAGTGAATGGATACCGTGGTTGCTCCGAGAGATTGTGACGCAGGATGGCACCGCGCGATTTGGTGCGATTCCAGCGGTTGATTCGGATACTGATTGGATCGAAGTCAACCGCGATCAGTTCCAACCCCACTTGCGGGGCTTGCCGTTCGATCCAATCCATGTTCCGGCCATAGTCGAGATTGACCACACGGTTCTGACGGCCATCAGGTTTCAACCCCCGATGCGAGCGCACCTGTGAATCGACCACAAAGCGTATCATCGTGCCGTTTGCTGGCACCGTCATCTCGTCCCAACCGAGACCATCGAGCGGTCGTGTGCTGCGGATTTCAATCGTGCCGTCGTCATAATGCCCCCAGCGAACCGGGGCATTGGAATCGCGGGTTCTTGCCTCGACAATTTGATGGGCTGCGTAGCGATCGTTCGCCTGAAGCTTCAGCGAAAACATGTCAGCCCTTTGGTGAAGTAAGGAGTCGCAAGGCGCTATGTTCTGGCGAGTCAAGCGGTGGTAACCACTGCAATGAACGCAGCTCGGGATGCTTGGCCTCGATCTCTTGCATGGTGGCGAACGCGGCGGTGGTTTGCGCCGCGTAAGCCATCATATAGGTGCGCCACTCTTTCTCGGTCATGCGGATCGCCGCCATGCGCATGACCTGGGTACGGTTGACTTCGCGCACTTCATTGCGGTCGACCAGGGTTGTTTTGCCGCTGAACCGTAGCCGGGCGTTATCTTCGGTGACGTACAGGCCATCGGCGGTCAGCGGAGCTTTGGTGAACGAGATCCACATCCAGGGCGGCTCTGGCGGCTTGTTGATGAGCCGCTTTTTGACCTCGCGCATCGCTCCGGTGGCAGAGTGGCAGCGGATGGATGGGTTGAGTTCCCCAAGTCGCTGATTGCCCCAAAAGTCGATCTGCTTTTGGGTGATCAGCAGATAACTGCCATCCACCAATCGACTAGGTGCCTTGGGTGGTGGATTGAGATACGCTTGCGAGAGTACAATGCAGATATCGCAGGCGTAACCACTACCCTTCTTGTAGAGGGTGGTGACTTCCCCGCAGCCACAACGTCCTTCGGTGGTCTGCTTGGAGTTGAGCGGCTTGAGGCCGATCGTGCGGAATAGCTCTCTTGGCGACACTTCCCTTGCCTTCTTTGGCAACCCGGCCTATAGGCCGTACCGAACGGAACTGTCAACGGAGAAAATTGATGGAGAGATTCGTCGCAGAGATCGCGCTGGCGACGCCGTTGATTGCGCCACGACTGATCGGTGACTCGTTGCTGGCCGGGATCGCCTATCAGCGCCATCACGATTGGGAAAGATCTATCCGAGAGTTACCGATCGCGCATTTCCATGGTGTGCCACAGATGTCTGCTATGCTGCCCTATGCGCTGGCAACCAAAACGGTGCAACGGGTCACGATCTATCGGTCGATCATGCGCGACTTTAGCCATGACCCGGACATCGGGTATATGCTGGACAAGCAGCCGCCGAAATCGAGTTTGAACGCTGCATCCGGACCGCTGTCCAACATTGGCAACCACTATGATGCTTATGATGTGCCGCGAATTTACTTCCTCGGGGTCGGCGATCTCGATGCGGTCGAACGCACATTGAAAAGTGCGTCATTCATCGGCAGTCAGAAGGCCAAAGGCTATGGGGAAGTCACATACGTCAATGTTTGGGAGGTGACCCATTCCTGGGCGCAGGAGAACCAGTGGTTCGGGATGGTCGGTTGGCGCAATGGCCGCAACGTGGCGTTGCGACCGATCCCGCGCAGACTGGCGGAGTTGTTCCCGCAGAAGATTGACCATATACTTTCCACTGAGACATGGCATAATCCCTACCATCCTGGTTATCCCACGTCTGTAGTCGAGCCATGCATGACCCCACCGTTCGAGCGAGGTGAGAGCTTTTCAGTGCAGGACATCGAGAATGACCTGAGCCGGGTGGAGCCATCGAAAGTGGCTATGGCAAGATAGGGCGTACCGAACACACAAGTCATCTCCGGATGGCTATGATAACGGGTAGTTGTGCTGCGCCCACAGCTCGGCGGTGAAGCCACCCTTTGTTTGGATGGCTATGACAACGATGCAACTACCAGGAAGGGGAAATCTTACTGGTGAAGCCACCCTTTCTTTGTTCGGCTATGATAACGCAAGCGGTCGAGTACGTGGAAAGCAGATTGGTGAAGCCACCTTTGTTCGGATGGCTATGACAACGAAGTTCCCGCATGCAGGTCGTGGCGCAGCGGTGAAGCCACCCTTTGTTCGGATGGCTATGACAACGATTCGGCATTTGCCGAATCCCCTTCCGGGTGAAGCCACCTTCGGATGGCTATAGCAAGGGCTATGACCGCGTGAACATGTTCGTGAGCCACAGGGTGGCGTCGCTATCGCGAGGTGGCTACGGCAATAATAGATCGATCGATGTTGAGGCAACACTGCGAGCCATCTCCGGGTGGCTGACTAAATAGTTCCATGCGTCTACTAGAATTCCTCGACCAACAAGACTTGCAGACCGCCTTCTATGATCCATCTCAGGATGTGGCCAACATGCGGGTGCCAAGTGATACGCGGCAACCCAAGCTGACTTTGGCGCAGCTCGCGCGTTTGCGGCACATTCGAGCGATGAAGAAGCTGGAAAAGTTGCAGCGCGAGGATGTGCTTGAATTGATGTACGGCATCCCCGACGAGACCGAGGGCGGCATGGGCGGCGGGATGGGTGGTCCTAGCTTCTAAATCGGCTGTTTCTTGAGATCAGCGGCGGAGAACAACTCTTTACCGCTCTTCAAATCGCGTAGCTGTTCTGTGTTCCGCCGCTCAGTCGGCATCAATGCGGTGCGACCATCGAGTTCTTCCGCAAAAAGCGTGTCCTGCGGCACCAGCGGTCGCTCCTCGGCAACCGCTTGGACAGCTTCATGCGGTGAGGTCGCCAAGGTCGCGTAGTAGCTGATCAGCACGGTGGGTTGGCCGCGCAACAGGCCGTCAATCACCCCCACTCGGTAAAGTCGAATGTTCGGCATAGCACCCCCTTTGGGGGAGAATCCACCAAAGTTCCCGTTTTGTCAACCGGGTGTGTGTCCGTTTGCATGTCAAAACGACACGGTTTCAACGTTAAAGATAAGTTTGTTACCGTTCTGTGTAAATAATTCCCGATGCTTTGCAACTCAATAGCAACCATTGGGAGTTAGTTAAAGTGAGAAACCTATTGGAGAAGGCCATCGTATCGATTCTGAACGGTGACCAGGACAAGGCCGAGGCGCTCTTCCATCGTTTTATTGTCGAGAAGGCGCGGCAAATCCACGAGGGACTGCGTCAGGGTGAAGACGTCGAGCTAAACGAAAATTGGGCGACCGAGATTCGTGAGGAGGATTACTTCGACGGCGATGATGTCGCTGACGAGGACGAAGGCGACGACTTCGAGGGCGAGGGCGATGCGGATGCCGAGATGGCTGCTGAGCCGGGCACCGAGGCACCGATGGATGGTGCCGATGGTGCCGATGGCGAGATGCCGGATGTCGTCGGTGACGAAGGCGAAGCAGACATGGACCTCGCTGGCGACGAAGACCTCGAAGCTGGTAACGAGGATCTGTCCAGCAAGATAGACGACATGACAGCGAAGCTCGATGAGCTGACCGCTGAGTTTGATCGCCTGATGGCGAAAATGGATTCCGACGACGGTCTCGACGACGAGGAACTCGGTGACGAGGGTGGTCTTGACGATCTTGGCGACGAAGGCATGGGCGACGAGGGCCTCGATGAGCCTGCGGCCGACATGGAAGGTGATGAGGACGTCACTGACATGGGCATGGGCGGCGAGGAGCCATCTGATATTGCCGATCGGCTTGGCTCGGACATGGGCGATGAGCATCAGCCGGAGCACGAGATGGCCGAAGCCGAAGAGGCGGAAGTCGATGAAGACGACGAGATGCTTGAAGATATTACTGAGTCAGTGTTGTCCGAGCTTGATCGCATCGCGGCTCCCGGCAACAGTGACGGCAAGACCGTAGGATCGGGTGGCGGCAGCGTCAGCACCAACCACGGTGACAACTTGCCGAATCATCCCGCGGATCAGCGCTGGCAACAGGCCAAGCCGTTCATGGTGAAGGCTGAGGGCGATGCACACAACGATAGTTTTGAGCGGGAGACCCCACCGTCTTCGAAGAAGATCAACGTCAAGGCGCGCAACAACGATGCGGGTGTGAAGAAGCTCAAGAGCGTCCCTGCCAAGGGTGACGCGAGTGCTGAGCTGAATCATGACTTCACTGATCGGCCGAAGACCAAGTCGATCGTTGATGGTAAGCCAAGCAAGTAAAGTTGAGCCGATTGGAGAGCCTTGATGCTGCTCAGAGAACATCTGTCATTCTCACAAGCCCAGTGCATGGTCGAGCATGAAGAACTTCCCGAAGGTAAAGGCAGAAACCTTTACATGAAGGGCATCTTCATTCAGGGGGGTGTAAAGAACTTCAATGAGAGGGTCTATCCGATCAGCGAAATTGCCAAGGCTGTCAACTCGATTACTAAGCAACTGCGTGAAGGTAACAGTATCTGCGGTGAGTTAGACCATCCCGAAGAACTGACCATCAACTTGGAACGGGTATCGCATGCGATAACCGACATGTGGATGGATGGCAATAACGGGGTGGGCAAGTTGCGCATCGTCAGCACCCCTTGCGGCAATATCGCACGAGCGTTGATCGAAGATGGCATCAAACTGGGGGTGTCCAGTCGCGGCGTCGGCAATGTCGATGAGAAAGGCGAAGTCTCCGGCTTCGAACTCATCACCTGCGATCTTGTAGCCCGACCCTCAGCCCCAGATGCTTACCCGAAGCCAGTGTATGAATCATTGAACACCAAGCGCGGTCGCATCATTGAAGACCTCGCCAATGCCGCGATTCAAGATCCGATGGCGATGCGCTTCCTCAAAGAGGAAATGCTCAAGGCTGTTGCAGAACTAAAATGGAAGATTTGACCAGAGGAGTCATTAGTCCGATGGATAATATTAGTCAGCTTCTTGGCGGTGACAAGCTTCCTCCGGAAGTATTGTCCTCGTTACAGGAGGCGTTTGATAAGAAGGTGGCGGAAGTCCGCGAGCAGGCCGAGATGGCGCTGCGCGAGGAATTCGCTCGCCGCTATGATCACGACAAAGAGAATCTCGTCGAGGCAATCGACCGGATGCTTGCCGACGTGATTCACAAGCATGAGACGGAGAAGGTCGCAGAGACGGCCAAGTTCGTGGAGGCCCGCACGGCATTTCGCAAAGCGATCAAGGAATCCCGCAAGGTATTCAAGCAGCGTCTGGCGGAGCAGGTGACAGCCTCACGTCTCGTGGTGGCCAAGAAGCTCAAGGAAGAGATTCGCAAGCTGCGTGAAGCACGCAAGTCGATTCTGTCTGAGCGGCTCAGTTATGCCGACCGGCTCACTTCGGTGAAGGAATCACTCGCTGCCGATCACGCTAAGCGGGTGCAGAAGATCGATGAGTTTGTCGTGCAACAAGTCACAAAGGAGCTGAAGGAGTTCGCTCAGGATCATAAAGCGCTCGTTGCCACGCGCGTCAAACTGGTCGCTGAGAGCCGGGCGCGCCTGCGTGATGTACAGAACCGCTTCGTCAAGGAATCAGCGAGCAAAGTCGAGAAGCTGATCAACGAGACGCTGAAATCAGAGATGGCGCAGCTTCATGAGGATCTAGAGCGTAACCGGCAGAACATGTTCGGTCGTCGGATCTTCGAGGCGGTGGCCGCAGAGTTCATGACCTCGTATCTTGCCGAGGGCACCGAGATTCGCAAGCTACAGAACATTCTGGAGAGCAAAGAAGCGGAACTCGCTGAGGCCAAGGCCAAGCTCGATGAGACGGTCAAAGAGAATCAGCAGGCGGTACGCAAGGCCAGAATCGCTGAGGATCGCGCGACCCGCACCAAGGTGATGGGCGAGTTGCTGTCGAATCTCCGTGGTGACAAGCGGGTCATCATGGAGGGCATGTTGGAGCAAGTGAAGACTGACGCTCTGCGTGCCAGCTTCGAGAAACTTCTGCCGATCGTACTCGATGAGAGTGCGCGTCAGAAGCCGACCGCGAAGAAGGTTCCGCTCACCGAGAAGGTCGAAAAGCCGAGCACCGTCGTCACTGGCGGCCAGCGTGCCAATCGACTGGCCGAAGCCGCGCAGGCCGAGGCGATGGAAATCGATCCTGATATCGCGCAAGTCATCCGGCTCGCCGGTATCAAGTAATTTTAGGAGTCAACTATTATGAAGTTGTATGAGAGCCAGTGGAATCAGATCAAAGAGCACCTCCTCGAAGGGCGTGATCTGAGCCACAACATGGACGGTACTGCCAATGCTAACAAGAAGCAGACCATGGCGACTGTCCTTGAGAATACCCGTCGCGAACTGATGAAGTTGAACGAGACGGCCACGGCCGGTGCCACATCGGTCGGCAACGTTGCCACCCTCAACAAGGTGATCCTGCCGGTCATCCGTCGTGTCATGCCAACCGTGATCGCGAACGAGATCATCGGTGTGCAGCCCATGGTCGGCCCGGTGGCGCAGATCCACACGCTGCGCGTTCGGTATGCGGACACGATCCCCGCCGCTGGTGGTGGTACTTCGGCTGGTAGCGAAGCGCTGTCGCCGTTCAACATTGCATCGTTCTATAGCGGCAACAATAACGTCACAACCCCTGCGGCAGCGGTGACCCCGATGCTCGAAGGCACGGGTGGCAACCGTCTGAGCATTCAGATCCTCAAGGAAGTGGTCGAAGCGAAGACGCGCAAGTTGGCCGCTCGCTGGACGTTCGAGGCCGCACAGGACGCGCAGGCTCAGCAGGGTCTCGACATCGAGGCGGAGATTATGGCCGCGCTCGCACAGGAGATCACGGCTGAAATTGATCAGGAAATCTTGACGTTCCTCCTGGCGCTACCCGGCACGCCCACGTCAACGTTTGACATGAGCAATATTACCGGGACCCCAACGTTCGTAGGCGACGTTCACGCAGCCCTGGCGATCTTGATCAATCGTCAGGCCAACTTGATCGCCGCTCGCACCCGCCGCGGCGCTGGCAACTGGTGCGTGGTCTCCCCGACTGCATTGACCATTCTCCAGTCGGCCACGACATCAGCGTTCGCCCGCACCACTGAGGGTGTGTTCGAGGCTCCGACCAACACCAAGTTCGTCGGCACATTAAACAACGCCATGCGGGTCTATGTCAACCAG